ATAGCAACAACCATTTCAATTGGTACTCTTTCGGCTCTAGGAGTTTCAAAGTTTACCCAATCAACACACTTACGGACAGCCGCCACAAACTGTTCATCATTTGAATATTCAAAACTAGGTTCTTGTAACCCCAAATTATTAGCCCAAGTAGTATAAAATTTTTCTGATTCAGCTCTTAATTTAAATTTGGTATATGGATTTGGATAAAAAGAACCAATAGCAAATATAATTAAATATGATACTATAATGAATACTATGAACCTTATAGTTTTGAATTGTATAAGGTGTTCTGTTAATTTTTTTCTCACCACTATCTTTTAGTTACAATATATTCATAGAAGTGAGTTGGTTCTATATTCACATCTATTTCAATTAAATCATAGTTATTAACTGCTTTGGTTTTTCTTTGAAAGAACATCAGATTTTCTTTGCTTTGAAATAATTTCATTCTTTTGAATATCTTTTCTGATTGTTTTTGAGAAAAATTGTTTAGCACATCTTCTTGGAAGTTACCCTCGTAATAGATTGCCTTGTCGCCACTCGATTTTAACCACAATAGTTCTTCAATCTTATAAAACGATTTCATAACAGCCGATTTAAGAAAGGGATCCTTAAACTTCTTTAACTTTTTTTCTTTCACTTTTTGCATAATATATACTTTCCGTTATAGGCGTAAACCTATTTGTTTTAGTTTAGGGCCAAAACTATAAAATAGTTTGTTATGATTACCAGTATCACCTAAATTGGCCATTTGGTATAGGTGTACCATTTCGTGTCCTAGTGTGTCCACAAAATCTCTAATTGTGCTATATTCGGGTTGCATTTCCAACCTATAGGCTCTTGTGCCTTTTGTTTTTGATTCCAATATTACTACTTGACCATAACAATATTTTTTAGATTCATCTCTATAGATTTTTTTAATTTTTATATCGTTAAATGGAGAGAGTTTTTTATTGAAAACTACCGAATTAATCATCTCAAAAAATTTAACAATGTCTTTATAAGTAGTTTTGTATTTTCTACTAATCATCAGTTCCCTTTTCAAGATTCTTTTTACTTTAAATTTTTTAGATGTCGGCATATATCCTTTATATTAGTTAGCTTTACAATCGTCTTCTATCTTGGATCCTTTAAGTAAGGCACACTTATATTCTTTATCGGCTTTCAATCTCATATTGGCAAGAGCGCCGTCTATCAAACTAGGTAAGTATTTCTGAAAAATGCCTAACATTTGTATGGCATACAAGTGACCTACCCTTTGTAGTTCCTGTTCAATTAACTTTTGTTTCTGCATATCATTACCTTGTATCGTTTGGGTAATAACGTGACCTATAACTGCTGTATTGTATTCATCAGCTTTAACCGAGTTCATTAAACTAGTTAAACCGAACCATATTAGACTCAGTAAAATGGTTGATGTTATTAAGTATTTCTTCATATATTTATATCTCCTTAGTTATAGGTATATAATAACATAAAAATGCTACTTTGTCAACAAGATAATTTATTATTTTTAGAAAAAAAAGTGAATGGAATCAACAATTTAGGTGAGGGTGTTGCAAAAATACAACACCCAAACTGACTATTTTTTTGTGTTTTTGAAGAAATCGTCATTCCAATCAAAGGCTTCTTTTACCATTGAGTCGGTAAGGCCTTTATATGAACGATTTAATGTTTTATCTTTAATTACTAATAGGGCTTCAGCGTCATCTTTATGCAAGCCTTCTAACATTTGAATAAAAAGGGTTTCTTTTTTTAGTTTTGGTATTGTGCTACCACCCTTTATAAACAAGTACAATTTTTTTGATTGCTGTATCAAAGATGTATGATCTGTACCTGCCGGAGCCTCATTAGCTACATAAGGTGGGTGTCCTTCTGGCATATCAAATTTAATCTTTGGATCAAAAGCTGCCTTTAGCAACATTCTCATTCCTCGACTATCATTCTCTCGTAAGATAGCAATTTTTTTTGGTTTATCTTTAGCGTTATTAATCTTGGTAAAGATTTCACTAGCTAAGGGAGCTCCCGAACCACTTGTACTATTAGCTCTCTCCATCATTTTCCTACTCATAAGATTAGGATTGTCTGTTCTTTTTTGTTCTTCCATAATTACTCCAATATTCGAATATTAAAAATCACCAATGTGTTCCATTAATGATTTAAGTTTATATTGCATAAAATACGGTAACAGTTTGGACCTGCTAGGTTTTTCATACAACTTATATCTATTTATAATAGTTTCCTCTAACTCTTTTGGAATTTGAGAAAGGTCTATTAGCCTCTGGTTTCTCTCATAGTATTTTCTAGTTTCACTTCCTAAAGGAATACTATCAGCATTAGTCCACTCTTCCAATCTTTTTTTATTAATAGGTTTTTGTTTTTGACCGGTTAAAAAGATGTCGTCTGGACTTAATATGTTAGGCACACCATCTGATCTGTCGCCTCTTATTATCTGTTCGTGGAGAAATTTTACAGGATCTTCTTCTGTTCCTACAAATTTCTTTTGAATTGGACTATATTGTTTAACATTTGTTTTAGTTTGTAACTGTATAAAATCTTTATCCCCACTGATAATCATTATTGGTTCATCTGTATGTTTAACTAATGTTGCTATAATATCATCTGCTTCTGCCTTCTCAATGTACATCATTACATATGGAAAGTTTTCTGCAATTTCGTTTTTAATTTCTGTTATGATTGTAAATATGTTATTCCAATCGGTATCACTATCAACTCTACCTTTTCGTCTAGCGTGTTTGTAATTAGGATAAAAATCTCTACGCCAAGGATCTCCAGCGTCAGCACACAATACAATATTGTTGCCGTACTCTTGTTTAAATTTTAAGTTAAACCCTCTTAAAGAATTAATGACCATATGTCTTACCATTTCTTTATCGGGGGGTATTGGTTGGCCTCTAGTCTGAGCCATTAGATTTGATATTAATACTTGATTAAGGTCAACTAATATCATCTTTTACTAATTTTTCTTAATTCTGATCTTAAAGATTGTATTCTATGTTTTAGTCCATCTATGGTGGTGTACATCCATCCACAATCTTCTGGCTCAACTTGTTTTCTAAACCATTTAATAGTATTTGTTAATACTTCAATTGATGTTGACAGTTCTTTTTTAGTCATAATAATTTCTATATACAATTGAAGGCGGTCTTCACTTTCGTTACTAACCGCCCTCGATAGGTACTTATGCTTACGCTCCGTAAGCTGTATTACCGAATAGTGCTCTTTGTCCAGCTGCAATAACAGCTTTCGAAGGCGAACCTAATCTGAAAGAAATACCAGATTTAGATTTATTTGTGTAAATCATAATACCTTGGTTTCTTAATTTTCCAATCATTGAAGTTGGTGATCTAAGGTCAAATTTTTGTCTTAGAGTTTTCCAAGCAACATCTTTGCCTGATTGTAAAAGGTTTAATACCTTTTGTGTTTTTGATACTTTCATATCTTCTCCTTTGTTATTAAATAAAAAGTTAAACATAATGTTTAGCTCCTTTCAAGTTGACTATTTTACAACCTGTGAAGGCGATTCCTGTGGAATTTTTTTTAATTTTTTTCATCATCTGGATTAAAATCATCTATAAAGTCTTCCCATCCTTCATTGTGGAATTTAATCTCCTCTTGTATATCTTTACTTAAAGGTTTAGCTTTTGGTATTTTGTTTTCTGGCAGAACCGTGGTATAATTAATTTCAGCCTGTGGCCCATTTCTACCTTGTTTAATAGAAATAATTTTATCTGCAAGAGCTTGCACTGGATGATAGATATCAAAATCTCTATATACCATACCCCGTAATACATCAATCAATAAGGCCAAATCTTTTGTAAAATTTGGTTTATCCGTTTGTATCGCCATCTCTACAAATTTTCTTAACATCATCATAGCCATGTCGTCAACGTGGGTTTCAACAAACCTTTTGGTCTGTTCCATTTTAACTTTTGCAATTTGTTTTTCATTTTCTTTTGTATTAGGGTTATCAACTTTTTCTCTATTTTTAATTCTATCTAATGGAAATAAAATGATTTTCTCATCTTTCATTTGTTATTACTTTGCCTTTAAAATTTACTTTACCCTCAGTTGTAAAATATTCTACAAGTTGGTTATACCCACCTATCAATTTGCCTTCAATTTTAATTTGTGGCATTGATTTTACTTTTTTTCCTATATCTTTAAAAAATTCTTCTGTGTTTTTATAAGACTCTAACTTTTTTTCTTCGTAAGATAGGCCAAGGCTTTTTAATAGCGCCTTGGCCTTATTGCAATAAATACAATTTTCTTTACTGTACAGTATCACTGCCATTTTTTAGAACCTCTTTATATGCTGCTTGTGCTTTTTCTTTTACAGAATAAGCGTCTGTAGCTTGCTCAATTGTGTAGTTGTACATTTTGTTATATTCTCCCATTGGAAGCCTTAACCCAACCCAAGCTCGATAGTAATTCTGTTTAGTAAGAGTCACATCTTGTGCAAATATTTCATAACCCCTTACTGGTGTTTTTTCAATCACATTAACTAGTGTTGATTCTACCTCACTTACTACAGTTTTTAATGTAGTTTTACCCAATTCAGTAATAAACTGTTTAGATTGTTTGTTCATCTCACCTTTTATAATATCTGCTAATTCAGCTTTGGCAATCATCTTTGCTTTTTCAATTGCTAAATTCAAGTCTGGTGATACAGAAGTACCTACTCCGTAGATACACATCTTATCATCTTTACCAAATATTTTTTTATCGCAAGCTTTACTATCTTTAAAGTCTGCCATATACCAAGAAGGAACAGTATTAACTACTTTTCCTGACTCAGATTTAATTGAATAGGTATTAGAGCAATTAGCTACTAATAGTCCTACAATTACAACTCCTGCGAGTTTACTTATTTTCATCATTTATTTAACCTCATTCTTTATAGTATATACTATTTGTTGTACTTTGTCAAGCCCCAGGTAACCATATGCCAGAAACTCATTCCAGCTGATACCAAGATAGATTACTGTTAATAATAAGATTATGATTATATTTTTAATCATTTCACCTCCCATTTACCGTCCTGTTGTAAACACGTCTTTCCGAACGTCTTAAAAGCGTGATTTGGTCGACTATAAACTCGACAATACTCTGGGGCTGCTATATCTCTATAATAAAACTGAGCAAATAACTCCCAATAACCTGGGGTTTCAATACCTTTTTTACCATCAGCACACTCCAAAATTTCTTCTTTTACTATTTCATTACCTTTTTGTTTGATAATGACTTTTACAAAACAATACTGTCCTTGATTTTCAATAGGTTTTATTTTACTGTATAACACTGATTCATCCGCTCTGGAGATTTCTAAGGACAATAAGGTAAAAATAATCCCAATAATAAGACTATTTTTTTGAATTTTCATAACTAGTTACTTTTTTAATTGTATCATTAATTTCATAAATTTGGCCATCTATATGGTCAAGTTTATGTTGTGAATTGGTAATTTCTTTTTCTTGTTCCAATTCTTCTATTTGTCTTTTTAAATCTTCTAGTGTTGCCATATTAACTCTTTTCTATCCATTTTCCGTCTGGTAACTGACAAGCAGTACCAAAAACTACTTTTCTATTTACTCCACCAATACCAATTAAGGGCCATTGGTTTGTTATATCAATTGTTGCGTCATAGTCTTTACATTTAAAGGGGCCTTGTGTATAACTTGAATACACTTTAATAATGCCACTATTACCTGTTTTTGAATTGTACCAATTTGTATATGATGAGGAAGTTCCCCTATTCAAGTGATCTACAAATACAGCATTGTGTACATCAAAATCTGATTGATACATTAGGTCTGCACCTAAAAATGCACCAGCTACAGCACAACCAGCTATTGCATATGGATTATCTAATCCTACTGAAAGACAGGTAGCCGTTGTAGTAACTGCACCTAAAGAAGCTCCAACTTGGCTTCGTGTATTTGTAGTACAGTTAGCAACAGCTAAAAATAATAGTAATGTACTAAATAGTCGCAAGTTTTTCATTAAACAGTTCGTTTTCTTCTTCTGATTTCTTAGCTTCGTATGTCTTATTAAAAACTTTCATGTAAAAAGTATCTCTAGGATTTGTCGTCTGATAAGCAGACAATAAATTATCGAATTTAATATTAACAAACTCATAGTAAGATGAATTAGTTTTTTTTAGTTCTGCGTGATCTTTGCAAAACTGTATTCTGTTTGTAAAGAAATCGTTTTCTTTATCGTCTAAAGTTTCTTTTTTAGATAATTTAATATCTTTTTGTTTTGCGTCTTCAAATTCTTTGAAAAGATTGTCTTTATCGTATTTGAATGTAGTATTTGTCATAGTATATTTCCTTTTGTTATTGTTTATCTGTATATCCTAACATAGTTCTTAGTAAAAGTCAAGCGCTAAAAAGTCAATAAAATCAACGTTTTTAAAAGAACAAAGCAAGAACATTATCTTTTTTCGTACTGATTCGTGTCACTTCCAATTAATCTTGCTTGACTTTGTATCTGGACAATCGCTTCGTCAATGACTTCTATTGGATCTTTTGGTGTACCATACTTAGCTACCCTTAATCTATCTGCAAGGATTTTAAGATCGTCCACTTTATCGCAAAGTTCACTTACTTTGTGTAACATTAGTAACTCCATTTGAAATTGATGTAACAAGTGTTGTTACGCCATTTCCTATTGATGTAAATAATTTGGTAACATCTGTTTTAATAGTACCAGGAACGGCAGCTATATCGCTAGGTAATTTTTTTATCTGTTCTTTACCCTCAGCGTAATTTGATTTTTGAAATTCAACCGTTTCACACCAGGTTTTTTCAAAAAAATCTGTTTTATCACTACACATTGGATATTTGTTTTCTTCTGATTTAGCCATTGTGCTTGTCATTATAACTAATATAGTCATTAACATTAATATTTTCATTATATTTTTCTTCCCATTGTTTTAAAATCCTTGGCGTCAACCACCATATACGGACCTTTGTTATATGCAACTGAAATTGTCTTACCTTCGGGCAATGCGGTTGCATAGCTTCGTTTGCCTGAAAAGTTTACTATTCTATCACTTGTTGGTATAGAATTTCTTGGAATGTATCGGGGAATATGTAATGTTTGGGAAGTTCTTTTAATAATGATATGACCTGTTTTCATATTCACTTTTAGACCTACTGATTTCAACCATTTGTAGTGTCGTAATTTTGTTAATTCTAATCTCTTTGCTTTCATTTCTTTCATTATATACTAAAATTCTTTAAATGTCAATACTTTAAAAAAGTGTTGATATGTCTTGTTTTTCTACTCAAATCACGTACCAGGACGCACCAGGATTAGCGAATCGAGTTCTTTCTAAGGTCTATATACCACCTATTTTACGTAAATCTTCAACTATAGGTTGAACATCATCTAGTAATTTTTGTTTAGATTCTGGTGTTAACATCTCCTTGGTTAGCACCAAAGGGTCTTTTACGTGAGTTGTTTTGCCATCTGAATCTTTAAAAATAGTTTTTGAAGTTTTACCATCATAGTAATAACCATCAATTTGTTTTTGGTCTTTTATCATTTGTTTTTTCCTCCTCTTTTAGTTCTATCTCCATATAATTTTTGCCAACTCCATACATTCATCTTGCAAGAGTAATGGTAAATTTTTTCAATTAAATATCTAATCATTATTTACCGTATTGGCTTTCGTTTTCTAAAGTCAATTGTGTATCAATATCTGAATCTGCTTTATCAAGTTCTTCTTGTAAAGTGGATTTCATAACCTTTAACTTGTCAATTGCCGAGTCGATATCTTTATTATCAATGGCGTCAATGACCTCGTCCAGTTTTTCTATTTGTTCTATTGTATTGTTTAGCATAGTTTACTCCTTTGTTGTTGTTAAATTCCTTCGCCAGCTGTGTATGGCGTTTTTAGTTGTTCTTCAGCAGTGGTATCAATGTCTATATCATCCTCTTCCTCATCCATTGTTACTTTACCCATATATTCGGTTGGTTCTGACTCATTATAAGCTACATCCACCATATAAGTTTCTACACCATCTTTTGTTTCTGTAAGTTCGTGGTTAATTTGAGAATGGTCGACACCACATTCTAAAAATTTTTTATCAGCCTGGTCTTTATTATCTGCTAGCACTTCTT